ATGAAACTCATCAGTAATGATCTGCGCGATGGCGATAAGTTGCCACATCGTCATGTCTTTAACGGCATGGGTTACGATGGCGATAATGTTTCACCGCATCTGGCGTGGGATGATGTTCCTGCGGGAACGAAAAGTTTTGTTGTCACCTGCTACGACCCGGATGCGCCAACCGGCTCCGGCTGGTGGCACTGGGTAGTTGTTAATTTACCCGCTGATACCCGCGTATTACCGCAAGGGTTTGGCTCTGGTCTGGTAGCAATGCCAGACGGCGTTTTGCAGACGCGTACCGACTTTGGTAAAACCGGGTACGATGGTGCAGCGCCGCCGAAAGGCGAAACCCATCGCTACATTTTTACCGTTCACGCGCTGGATGTAGAACGTATTGATGTCGATGAAGGTGCCAGCGGCGCGATGGTCGGGTTTAACGTCCATTTCCATTCTCTGGCAAGCGCCTCGATTACTGCGATGTTTAGTTAATCACTCTGCCAGATGGCGCTATGCCATCTGGTATCACTTAAAGGTATTAAAAACAACTTTTTGTCTTTTTACCTTCCCGTTTCGCTCAAGTTAGTATAAAAAAGCTGAACCAGAAACAGCAAAAATCATTAATATCAATCCATTACAATACATTTGGCTTAAAAAATAGACTGTATAATACTGCAAAACACAACATATCCAGTCACTATGAATCAACTACTTAGATAGTATTAGTGACCTGTAACAGAGCATTAGCGCAAGGTGATTTTTTGTCCTCTTGCGCTAATTTTTTGTCATCAAACATATCGCACTCCAGAGAAGCACAACACCTTGCAGTCCAGTGCAAAGCTTTGTGTACCAGAGTTTTCCTCATCAACTACCGCAAGTATCGATCGATTGAGACTTGGATGATAGACTTCATACCTTTCAGAACTCATTGATTAAATAAATGTTAAATATATTTGCAAGGTACACCTCGATTGGTGTGCTGAACACACTTATACACTGGGTGGTTTTTAGTGTATGTATCTATGCCGCGCATACCAATCAGGCTCTGGCAAACTTCGCAGGTTTCGTTGTGGCTGTGAGTTTTAGCTTCTTCGCGAATGCAAAATTCACATTCAAATCATCAACTACAACGATGCGCTACATGTTATATGTCGGGTTCATGGGAACACTCAGTGCTACTGTTGGATGGGCTGCTGATAGATGCGCACTTCCCCCGATGATAACTCTTGTCACCTTCTCCGCCATCAGCCTGATATGCGGGTTCATTTATTCAAAATACATTGTCTTTAGGGATGCGAAATGAAAATTTCTTTAGTCGTTCCGGTCTTTAACGAAGAGGCCACGATACCTATTTTTTATAAAACCGTGCGCGAATTTGAAGGGCTTCAGCAGCATGAAGTCGAGATAGTCTTCATAAACGATGGCAGCAAAGACGCTACAGAATCAATTATCAACGAGCTTGCTGTTGCCGACCCGCTTGTGGTTTCGCTGTCGTTCACACGTAACTTCGGCAAAGAACCCGCCCTGTTCGCAGGTCTGGACCATGCTACCGGGGAGGCAATTATCCCGATTGACGTTGATCTGCAAGACCCTATCGAAGTTATTCCTCACTTGATAGAGAAATGGCAGGCCGGTGCAGATATGGTTCTGGCTAAACGCTCTGACCGCTCCACTGACAGCAGGCTGAAGCGTAAATCTGCTGAGTGGTTCTATAAACTTCATAACAAAATCAGCAACCCTCAGATAGAAGAGAATGTTGGCGACTTCCGGCTCATGTCTCGCGAAGTAGTAGAAAACATTAAGCTCATGCCAGAACGAAACCTGTTTATGAAGGGTGTGCTGAGCTGGGTTGGTGGTCGAACCGATGTCGTAGAATATGCGCGAGCAGAACGCGTTGCAGGAAGCACAAAGTTCAATGGATGGAAGCTATGGAACTTGGCGCTGGAAGGGATCACTAGCTTCTCAACATTCCCGCTTCGCATGTGGACCTATATTGGGTTATTTATTGCATGTATATCATTTACATACGGTTCATGGATGATAATTGATAAATTAATTTTTGGTAATAATGTACCTGGATACCCTTCAATTCTTGTATCAATATTATTTCTTGGCGGCATCCAGTTAATTGGGATTGGAGTGCTCGGTGAGTATATTGGTAGAATTTACATTGAAGTTAAGCAGCGTCCAAAGTATGTACTTAAGGGTAAAAAATGAGCAAGAAGCTTGAGCTTTTATATTGGCTGGCAACATTTATTGTATTATCAATAATTTACTCAATGATTGCTAAAAACATAATTCCAAACTCAGATGTCATGTCTTCATTCAGAGAGGCAAGGGATATTACTGAAGGAAATATTTTTCTCAGTGGGTGGGATTTATCAACTGTATCATTCTATTTCACAGAAATAATACCATATGCTATAGCGATAAAAATAATAGGATTTAATGAAAATCTGTACTATATTGTGCCTGGAGTTTTCATGTCTATATTAGTAACACTATCGCTATATATCTCTCATACTAAAAGTAGGGCATCGTTATGGCCTGTTCTTTCTGTATTTGGAATTCCAACGGTTTTCTCATCAAGTATAATGCTTATAGCATGTATACATATTGGTGCGTACATTTACATGCTGGCGATCATACTAATAATAGATAGATACAGAAAGAAAAATGATTTAAAATTACTTTTTCCATATGTATTTATGTTATCGTTGCTTGTTTTTAGTGATGATATATCTAAATATGCCTTTATAATACCTATAGTTTTTGTTTGCATATATAGAATGTATGCTTCTCTAATGAAAAGAGATTCGTTGAATACTAATGATTTGTTATTGTTGGTTTTCACTATATCATCTATATTTATTGCTGAGCTCATATCATTTATATTCATTAAGCTTGGTGGATTTAACCTGCCAGGCATAACCAAACCTCACATAGTAGAGTTTCAACAAATAACAAGCAACATATCTCTTGTTATCATGGGCGTATTCAAATTTTTTGGTGGGTACGCGTTTGGAATGGAGATAGGTAGCTTTAACTCATTATTCACCATGATAAAGGTGTTTTTCATTTTCGTATTCTTATTTTTATCTTATAAAAATATTCTTAAATTTAAAGAAATTGATTTTATTGACCAGGTTCTTATTGTATCATCATTAGTCATGTTGATTGCCTATATTTCAAGTGACAGGCCAACAAATCTTTTCTCAATTAGATACATAGTCCCAACGTTTATTTTCATGTCAATTGTGATTGCTAGAAATTCTTTCTCCTTACCAGTGAAGACAAATTTACTAATATCATTAATCGTTATTGCGTTATCGTTGCCAACGATGGCAACAACAAAAAACATTGTTAATAAAAATGATATTACAATAGAATTAAGAGATTTCTTAATAAAAAATAAACTACAAAGAGGTTATGCATCATTTTGGTTTGCATCATCTGTTGCTGGATTTAGTGATATCAACGTAGCTCCATTTGAGTCGTATGGTGATAGATTCACACCATATAATTGGTTATCAAAAAAAGAATGGTACCAAAAAGGAGCTAATTTTTTAATTGCTGATGATGTAGAGCAAGAGGAAAAGGCCATAAAACAGTTTGGGCAGCCTGATAGCACTCATAAAATACAAGACAAAAAAGTTCTTATTTGGAAAAATGGAATAGATTCACTTTAGTTTAATATGTTTTTTATTGGTGCCGCATGCGCGGCACCAGAATTATACATCTGCACCATCAGCTCTTTTCCATGTGGATGTGGTTATGTTCCACCAAATAGGAAGACCTAGCGTTGTATCGTAGTATTCAACTGGCACAATTGGAGAGACAGGCCTCTGCGCAGTTGTACCATATAACAAAGATGTTAACGGAGAGGTGTAGGACGCAAACTGACTGATGATGAAAAAAGGCGGATGAATGCGGTACTCGACTACATCGACGCAGTGACAGCAGTTGATGCTGCCCCTGCGCCTGATATCAACTGGCCCGCTCCCCCGGTTGCGTAGGCCACTCTATTTCGGGTGCCGCTGAGGTATCAACACGGTTCAGCAGTACCCTGTATTTTTTCCACGCCAGCAGTAACGTCTGTTCATCGTCTGTCGCCATTTCCAAATCAACGGCATCCTGCAGCGGTGCTATTGCGTTATTTGCTACGGTCAGTAGTGCTGATTTCTGCAGCTCAGCCTCCGCAACTAACGCGTTGTGAGAGCGTTCTGGGGGAGGTGGCGCGGTAAATACTCCGTCTGAATATGACCAACCGATGCCAGCATCGCCGTTTAACGGAACTAAATTACCAGCCTCTGGTTTCCATTCAGAAATTCCGTCCCAGATAATGACATTAATAACAACGTTATTATCAACAACTGCATAAACATCATTCATTTACATGTACTCCCGAATTACCAGCACGCCATTAGCTCCGTGCCCGCCACGTCCTGACGTGTGTGAATAGCTATTATCGTATGCACCCCCGCCGCCGGAGCCAGAGCAAACTCCAGAATTACCGCTCAGTTGCCCAGCGCGGCCGCCGCCACCCCAATAGCTCGATGCCCCATTGCCTACTAATAGCGCCTGGCCCGCCTGTCCGTCTGAACCGTCTCCGCCTTGTTCAGTTTTATAACCGCCAGAGCCTGAACCACCGAGCCCGCCAGCGGTATTTGTAGCGCCGCCCCATTGCCCACCCTGGCCGCCGAGCGCAGTTAATGTCATGAACGAACTATGACCGCCATTATTTCCAGACCCTGGCCCATTGGCACCACTACCACCGCTACCAATTGTCACTGTATAGGTCCCTGGCCCGGCATCGTTGTCTGTCGCATAAATAGTGGCAAAAACAGTACCTCCGGCTCCTCCGCCAGCCCCTGAAAATGTCTGATTTGCGTTCTCCGCGTTACATCCACCGCCACCGCCGCCCGCCGCAGTCAGAATAACGTCAATTCGTTTTACGTCAGCTGGCCACGTATATGAACCCGACGATGAAAAAACGACAGTTTTGCTGTAACGCCCCGAGCCATCTCCCAAACCAAGGTTTTCGAGAGCCGTTTTCACCGTGCCATCCGATTTGATATCGCCAAACGGATTCTTGCGGCTTAACAGCAGCTCACGAAGCGCTGTAAGCAACTGGTCATGCCGCCCCTTCTCCAGGCTGGCACCGGATGCCTCCACCACGCTGCAAAGCTCCTCCTGCAACATGTCAAAGTAGTCATCATCCAGATCGGTGGCAGGCGTGCCGGTCTGGGGGTTACCACGGGTAAAACCGTTCTTACCCGCGCCGAACTTATCCTTCTGCGCGGTTTTCGTGTCTATACGATGCATGAATTACTCCGGATATTTAAAAATTACGTAGGTATGCGACGGGCAGAGTTTGTTAAGCACGCACTCGACAACGGTGTCCCCCCAGATACGCAGTGCGGAATCACAGGGATCGCCACATGTCATCCAGGTGGTGTTGGTGGCAGCTGGCATATTGACCTGCCAGTAATACCGCCATTCCGGCGCATTCACCGCGTCAGTACAGGCCGATGAGCAGGTGAACGTGCTTTTGTCGTATCGCGTGATGGTGGCATCTGGTCTGCCCAGGGCAGCAAGCTGCGCAAGGTAAAAATCCTCATTGATGCCACCCGCCAGGTTAACCTTCGCATCCAGCCGTTGCTGACGCTGGCGAAGGGTCTGCGTCCCTGCCGGAATACATTCATCCGGCAGGCCGCACAGACGCTCCCAGCGGTTTATCAGTTCGGTGGTGGTGCGCGGATCCAGCTCCCGCATCAGGGCATCCGCACGCTGATGAGCACGGGTTAATGACTGTGCCGCACCGGCAATCGCCGGATCGCTGGCTGACCACGCCGGACCAGGGGGCAACAGTGCCGACAACAGACGGATGTAATCATCGTTTGTCACGTCCATGAAATCGTCCCCAGAACCGCCAGTTCATTTTTTGCAATGGAGATATTGTCCGCCGGAGCAAGCAACTGATGGCTGTATTCCCCGTTCGCACCGGAAATCGCTTCACTGATACGCGATACCTTAAGCTCTCCCTGCGGATAACCATCACGCAGCAGGAATGAACGCAACTCCGCGGTGATGGCAGCCCGTATTTCCGGTGTGTCCGGCGTCACGCGGATATGAAAATCCACTTTGTGCGCCACCGGCCTGAATACATACAAATCAGAGCCTGCCACCGGGGCCAGTGGCTCGATATGTTGTCTTGCCGCCGTTTCCGTTGATTCTTCCGGAATGGGGTTAATCAGGTCACTGCTGGCAATCATCACACCGACAGTCCCCGTTCCCATCCAGTGTCGGTATGTCCATGCGCGGGTAATGCCGGGCACTTCTTTAGCCCAGACGACATAGTCCCCGTCAGCCCCGCCCTGAGGCGTCCAGTAATACCGCTCAATGACGCGGGCGCGCCACGTTTCCAGCTCTTCAGTATCAAATCCACCTGTCAGGGTATCTGCCTCGCCGGAAGACGGCAGACCATTAACCGGCGTGACCAGGATTAATGACGTACCGTCGTCAGCGTTACCGACCGCGCCTGCACTTGAGCAGGCGATCGGCACGCGCAGGACACCACCGGTGCTGGTTGCATCGGCAGTTGCCGTGTACTGAACCAGGTCATCGCGCTGAATAACACTTCCGGCGGTCACCTTCAGGCCATCGCTGACACCTTCCCAGCGCATATACCCGCTGGCAGCCGTGGCCCCCTTGCGCGGACACCGTTTCATCGCAGCATGTTGCGCCAGCCAGGACTCATCGCACAGGTCAGGCAGCATGTTCATTGCCAGATAATCGATGTACCCGTAAACCGTATGCAGCGCCGCCGCATACACCTTTGCCCGCACGTCTTCATCCATGCGCCGGAGCGTGTCGCTGACGTCCAGCCTGGCGAATAAATCGTTACGGAGCATACTGATATTTTCTGCCAGCGTCGGGCGCTGAAATTCACTGTCCGCCATGCGTTATCGCACTCCACAGATCATCAAAAGAAATCATTACCGGTCCGTCACGACGCCAGAGAGTGATACTGTTACCCAGTTCATTAATCCCGGTGCGGCGGATATCCAGATCAATACGGGACACCACGCCGTCATCAATCATCCATTGCAGGCATTCGCGGATATACCCCCTTACCGTCTGCACCAGTTGATTGGTCAGTTTGCTGCGCTGAAGCAGCCACAGTCGGGAGCCGTAACGGTCATTCTGTACCTCAGGCCAGGTATCCCCCCACCATCCCATCGGGACGTCGGCATTGTCATCAGGCTCCGCCCGCCGCCAGGTAAACAGGGAAATCACCACGGCGCGGGTCAGCGGATCCAGCGGTGCGCTGGCGCAGGTGCGTTTACCGTTCACCGTCAGCCACAGTTCCATCATGCCTCCATCGATTTATCAGGTTTGTCGGTGTTACTGCCCTGACCGTTCTCTCTGTGACGATGCCCGTTATAGGCAAGCCGCATCGCTGACATGGTGGTGCCGCCGGAGTCGCACAGGTCTTTCACCTGTCCTGTCACTTCCAGGTCCATTTCAAAACGTGCTTCAGGTGCATTGCGAAACGTGATCGTTTTACCTGCACCGTCCACCACAATCCCCTCCCGGGTCAGCGTCACGGACTGCCCCTGATCGTCATAGACAGCCACCTCCCCCGTCTGCAGCCCTTTCAGGCGGTAGCGACGGTCCGACACCGTAACAACCACCGCATGAGAACGGTCGCCATCCGGAAACAACACCACCGCTTCCGCACCACTGTTTGCCCTTGCAGTAAAACCGTAGGGTTCAAGATGTTCAACCCCGGCTTTGGGTTCACCGGCAATCAGGGACACATCCACGGTCTGACATTTCGTGGCGGCACTGATGCTTTTCACCACGGCCCGCCCAATCAGGCCGAGGAGTTGTCGCTGCATGGCTTCAATCGTCCTCATCAGAACGGGTCCTCCTGTACTCTGGCTTTTTTCTTTTTCCGCGCGCCGGGGGCTTCGGGTTCAGGCAGATAAGCATCTGGTGGGCCGACACGGATTTCCGTCAGGGTGCCGTTCTGGTCCTGAGTAAACGTGACTTCCGAAACAAGCAGTTCGGTGTTGTCGAAACCACAGACCGGATCAAAGACAATCACCCGCTGGTTGGGCTGCCACAGCGTACCGTTACCCTGTCGCCAGCCCTGCACCACATAGGTGGTTTCATCCGTCCGCGCCGCCCGTTGTCGGGCTTCAAAGTCCGCACGGGCAATACAGCCAGCCCCCGTAGCCTGTCCTGTCTGCCTGATATACATCGGACGGTAACGGGCAATAAATGCGTCCTCTGTGCGGGCCCGCAGCGCGGTGGTGGTGGCCTCACCGAAATCATCGTCGTTTCCGGCACGCTGCCCCGCCACCTGGTAAACAGAAAACCGCTCCCGGATACTCTTCTCCGTATCGCAGGAAAGGATGTTTTCCCCGAGTACCAGCGCGGTATGTGCCCGCGTTGAGCCAATACCACCAATCACCAGCCTGCCGTGCGGGTCGTCATAAGCCAGCGCCTGCTGCTGACCGAGTATTTTGTTGATTACCTCAATCACCGTTTCACCGTGATCAGGCTGAACATCAGGAATAACACCCGACGGCGCACCGCTGTTCACCACCTCAATGCCGAAAGGCGCAGCAAGCGCCTGCGCAATCTGCACCAGCGAGCGTCCGTTAAACTGTGTCGGTTCGGCTGCACAGTCAATCAGGTCAGCCGTCAGACTACGTCCGGCAATACCGGTGCTGACCGAACGGGCATCGTAACGAACGGGCGTCGCCTCCACCCAGCCGGTGATCACCAGCTCATCACCAATCAGCACCTCCACTTTTGAACCGTTTTTAATGCGCGGCTGAAGCGTGGTGATACCCTCATCACCCGGCCACTGGCGGGTGATCTCCACACTGAAATCCCGCGCCAGCCGTTCAATACCGGCACCGATGCGCACCGATGTCCAGCCATTCCACTCCCGGCCATTTATCCGTAGCGTGACATTGTCGTTCATTGCACTGGCACCTTCAGAGGGATCACCGGCACAAAGCCGGGATGCGTAATGGCATTACGCCGGATAATGTCCGCGTCACGCGCCGCGTTATCAAACCAGGTCGCCGCCAGCACCAGCGCGGGTAAAACCTCATCCGGTGTGCGCTGAATGATCCGCGCAGACTGTTCAAGGCGCATGTTGATATCCGCATTCAGATCTGCTTTCACCCGGCGCAGCGCCAGAAACAGCGCATCACTGGTTGTACGGGACAACTCCTTATCAATTGTCGTATTCAGTGTGTCGCGAATGTCAGTCAGTTCTTCCCACGTCGGCAGGTCAACCGTGCTTTTCACCGCCGGTGCATTGTTCAGTGCCGGATGCGTGACGGAAGGCCAGCCAGTGCTCTGCGCAGGTGTTGTTGCCTGCCCCATTGCGGCATTCTGCATCACCGCGGAAGTTGTTGGCGCAGGCAATCGTGTGACGGCATACGCCGCTTCGCTGATTGCGGTCGTACGAAGGGTGCTGGCAACCACGTTACGCTGCTGCGTCGCCGTAGCGGTAGTTTTACTGTCCGTTTTCCAGACGCCGCGCGGTTGCAGATCGCTGCCGAGGCTGACACCGGAAAGCGTTTTGATCATGGTGACCAGGTCGCTGGCGTTACCATAAAGGCGTTTCCCGGTACGCCACATTTTCTGCACCTGCTCAACGAAATTTTTGCCTGACGATGGCGGCGGCAGAAGTACCGAGATATCCCCCTGCAACAGCCTGGCGGCATCCGATACGGCAGAATCCACCACTTTCATCGCATCAGAAACATACCCCAGCATTATGCTGGCATTACCGATAACGTCGTTCTGCACGAAATCCGCCACACCATCGATACTGAAACCGCTGAAGCTGTCACTGATGCAGTCATCCAGTGCAGAACAGGATGACATCAGCGTCTGCGCCGTCGCCGCACCTGATGTGGGGTAAGAGAGTTCTCCTGCTTCGACAAACTTCAGGTCAAAGCGGACAATACGCCCTTCACTCTTCGATGTGCTGACCCGAACCTCTCCGTCAACACAGACTTTCAGCTCACCGTAAGTCGGATGGACAAGCGTGCCGGGACCGGGTTTATTCAGCGCGTCAATCAGGCGATCGCGCTGGTCAAAGCAGTCATCTCCCACCACATAAGCCGTGATGGACGGGCGGAAAGTGATTTTCCCCAGGTCTTCGGTATAGGGTTTGTCGCGGTTCGGGTATTCGTGCGTTTCCACACGACGACCGGTTCCCGCACTTTCTTCTTCAACCTTAAACGGCACGCCGCGAAATGACGCGTCCTGAAGTCTGTCTTTCCACGTCATATAAACTCCGGATATAAAAAAACCCGCCGAAGCGGGTTTCATTAAATTATCGCTTATCTAAAGTTACTTATTACCCGATACCTTATGCTTTGGTTACTCGCATCAAGTACTTCGAATTTAGCCCCTTTATAGCCAATTGTTTTAGACTCCGCGAGATCATACTCAACATCGTTGTTGAAGGCCGGGCGTGCTGTATTCGATGAAAATTCACGATATCCAATGTTGATTTTGTTTCCGACCCTTCCGTTGTAAAGCAGAGCTTGCTGGAAAGATGAATCACCACTGATATTCAGAGTAACCTTTTCGATAGGCATGTTAGTTTCACAGTTGGTAACACCGAAAACTGTTATTACACATAAGGCATTCTTTTTCTTTTCTACCATGATGCCCTGCCACATATCGGCAAGGGCTGCCTTTTCCACATTGGCTGAATCAGCACCGTTTGTGAGAAAGTAATAATCAGCCTTGTTATCCTCACCAACCTTTTTCAGCATCCCCGGAGTGATCGTATACGCCCAGGAAATTCTCGCAGGAGCATTAACCTTCAGACCTTCAAACCTCTGTGACACCCCCTGCTTAATCATTGAATCACCGACATAAGCTGTATTAATGCTTCCTACAGGAGGTTCACTATAATTTTCTGTTTTTGGTAAATAATTGTACTTCGGAGAGGTACATCCCCCGAGTAAAAGAGCCATGCCGACAACTGAATAAATTGTTAAGACTTTCATATCCCTATTCCCATCATTAAAGTATCGGACTAATCCTACCAAGAACCTGCTAAACGACAAAACCCGTGTTTAAGCGGGGTATCAGCCCCCCATACCAAATCGGGTGTAGCCAACGTCGTGATTCACGTCGATACCGCTGGATCGCGTTTCCATAACCCGCATACCCGGAGGCGAATTCACAAAAGAGATCTTGATCTCACCGTCAACTTTTGGCGCAGAAGCTTTGTTAATCATGAAGGGATTCGGGCCTGTGGCATCGGAGGCGTTGTTTGCCTGAGCCGGATCCATGGCCGGATAAGGTGTGTATCCCCGCGCCGGGAATCCCGTCCCATAAGCATCATAAGCACCCGCGCCCCACTGCGCAGAGTTAATGGCATCGACCGTGTCACCGGAACTGTCGGTAAACCACTCAATAATTGGCTTCAGCTTGTCCCACATATCCTGAAACCACTTAACAACCGGTCCCCAGTTATTGATTACCATCCCCAGCGGCGACCAGGCAAAAACCTTCTTCAGAAGTTCCCAGCCAGCCTCAAAATAAGGACCAATGGTTTCCCAGAGCTTCTTGAAATAAGGTCCGACAACATCCCAGTTAGTGATAATTAATCCCGCAGCCAGGGCTATCGCCGTCGCAATCATTCCAATCGGCGTCATCGACATGATCCTGCTGACAATACTGATGGCCCCGCCAACGCCCATCAATCCCAGTTTCAGAATCGCAAGACCGGCAGCAAGCCCGACGACGCCGCGAATAACCCGGGGATTTTCATCCGCAAACTTCGTGAATTTTTCCCCTAACTCCCCCAGCCATTGCGTGATATTTTTGGCGTCACCAGAAAATGCGCCGCCAATAGCCGCAAGGCCGTTAGTTGCGGTCCCCGTCATTGCCTCCCACAGGTTGGACAGCGTACCAAGCTGGGCCTGAACACGTTTATTCAGGCTGGCCTGTTTATTCATCTTCTGCTGGATCTGATCGTAGCCATCCTTTCCTTTATCGATTAGTGCATTGACCACCTGAAGGGTTTCGGCATCATCACCAAATATTGCCTTAAGTACACCTGTTCGCTTAACGTCGGTCAGTTTTCGCAGCTTTGCCAGTTGCCTGAACATGTTATCAAGACCGCCAAAACTTCCTTTGCCGTCAGTAAAATCGAGCTGTACCCCGAGTTTCTGGCGGGCCATGACTTTATTGACGTCCCTGATTTTCTTAACGCTTAATCCGGACTGGATAACTTTTCGCAGGGCATTACCTGCCGACTCCCCGTTCATCCCCATCTGATCCATCATGACGCTGATGGGGGCAAGGCTCTGTGCAGCCTGAAGACCGTCCTTGTTCACCATCTTCAGAACAGAACTGGTTTTAGTGAAGAAGGACAACATGTTGGTATCGTCAACGCCCAGATAAAACGCCTTCTGGATAGTGTCGAACAGCCCCATCATGTCTTCTGACGCCGTTCCGGTAGCATCCTGCATCTTTGCAGCAAACTCAGCAGCCGCTTCCGGTGTTTTTTTCAGTTGTACCGCAAGATAAGCTGTCGCTTTACCCACACCACCCAGAATGTTTTCTGCCGGGATCCCCTGACGCACCAGCATCTGCATCATGTTCTGGAAATCAGCCGTTGTACCGGGTAGCTGGTTACCCAGACCAATAGCCAGTTTATTGATGTCCTGAAAGCGCTTTCCAACCTCGCCGTTCGCATCCATCATGGCGACTTTCAGCCCGGTGGCGGCGTTTTCCTGATCGGCATAAGATTTCAGGGAAAGCGTCAGACCCGCAGCCAGTCCGCCACCAAGCGCCAGCCCACCCTGTGACGCTTCTTCCGCCTGGCGTTTAAATCCCCGGATTTTCTTTTGCATTTTCGACAGCGCGGGAGAAAGCCTGTCGACACCGGTGATCAACGCCTTAAGCTCAAATTCAGCCATGTGTGCGTTTCTCCTGCTCTATCCTGTTTGCCTGACTGACCAGCAAGGGAATTTCACTGATCGGCATATTCAGCAATTCGAAGGGATTAATGCGCCAGTAGCTGGCGCAGTCAAAGAAGCGATCAGTGAGGTATTCAGCCGTCAGGCCTGGAGGAAAAAACCAGCCACAAGCCACGCCGCTGCATTCAGGTCTGCCGGAGACATCTGGTCGACAGAGCTTTGCGGCACTTTCGCCAGCCGCACAATGTATTTCGACACCACATGCGCCAGAAGTCTGACGGACTCATCCTGATTCATCTGGTAGGGATACCCCAGCTCGCGGACATCTTTCCCGGTGGGCTCATCAAACTCCAGTACGGAGAGTGTCTCGCCATGAGCGGTAATCGGTTTCTTTAACTCAAGCTCTTTCATTACTGGTAATCCCCTTCTTCACCGTGGAACTCAAGATCGACCGTGCCTTCTTCGGCATTATGGTTCGCTTCGCCGTGCAGCCAGGCAGACGACAGTACATAGACCTGACCGTTCGCCAGCTCGGCAGTGATGGTCATCTCATCAGACGAGGTGATTTTGCTCACCGGAAAATTCTTCGGCACCTTGAAGGTCCCTTTGACATAAGGCGCACGGTGAGTTTCCTTGCGGTCCACTGAACCGTCCAGGCCGATGATGTCATCATTGACCGTCCTGTTCATGGGCACCTCAATGCCGCCGGTCAGCGATAGCTGCTGACCGTCAATTTTGAAATAACAGGTTCCCCCGATACGGGCCATTATGCGGACTCCTCTGAATACTGAAGACGGAACTGGTTAACCACGGCAAAGACACGCAACTGGTTAACATAGTCAGGCGGGAACAGCGTGTTCAGGCGGTTCGGATCGCTGGCATCACGCTCCACAACCAGGTACTGCTTAAACAGTTCGTAGTTTTCCACGATCCCCGCACGCTCAAGCTGACGGTAGGTTGCCAGCAGTTCCCCTTTGATCACCGCCGGGGTGACAATCGCCTGACCGGGACCAAAGCGGGTACCGTCACTGGCAAGCTTGTGACGCCCGTACTTACTGGTAATGACGGATTTCAGTTTGCGCAGCACATACGCGCTGGTATGCAGCGTCTCGCTGTCGAGGTAGCTGTTATCCGCAACCCCGTAAGCATTTTTCCTGTACGTGGTGACATCACGCTGAATGCGCAGTACCCCGCTTTCGACATACGCCGTTGCCACGCCATGAGACAGCAGGGTCTGCTGCTCGGTCATCGTGAACCGTTTCCCCTTCGGCGCAGGCAGCATACCCACCAGCTCACCGGTCTGCGTGGGACGTGCCGGATCGTTGCGGATAAACACCGCTGCGCGGGCGGTACGGCTTGCCGCCAGCTCGTCGGCAGGTGTCTGGGTTTCTTTTTCGTACCCCGCCAGGGTAATGTGCTGCTGGTTAAACTGGTCACCTGCGGTCACCAGTTCTGACAGCGTACCGGTCTTTGACGTATACACATGACCATACAGCTGACGCGCATAGCTCCAGCGACCGCTGGTATCGTTCATCTCGGTCACCAGCGTGTTAACGGAAGCCGTGTCGTTGAACGGCAGACCGATATAATCAAACGGCTCATCCGCCATTGCAGCCACCGCACCGGTGAGAACAGGAGCGCCCGTTCCGGCGGTACCCGTCGCCACAGCAATCTGTACACCCGCTGGCAGCACTTCGCCCCCACCAAAGCCGTAGTAATTGAGGCTGACAGGAATTTCATTCCCGCAAAGTCCCTTATGACGCGCGGTCAGTGTGACCACGCCAGCCGAAAATGAGGCCGTAAACGGCAGGGCCGGAACGGCATTGATAGCATCCTGGATACTGCTGGCAATGGTCGCGACGTTATCGCCGTTGGTCACCGGTGCCTGCACGCGGGTACGTCCCACATACACATTCACCGTGCCGGTTTCGGTTGCCGCCCCGGTCACCGTCAGAGTAACCGTTGCCGCCGCGCCTGTGGCTTCCGGAACGGCAATCACATACAGCTCGCCAAACGGGTCGGTCTGGCGATAAGCCTCGACCATACGCGCCAGCTGACTTCCCGCACCACAAATCTGGCGTGCATAGTCTGCCGACGGCATCAGCACCAGACTGTTGGCAACAATCTCTGCACCGTTATTGGCGTGACCAATCAGCAACGATGCTCCGCTGTCCTGTGCAGTATTCGCCGCCTGGTTATCCATTTCCGCATAAAACAACGGAACCAGCGTATTCGACGGAATGGTGTTAAAGCTTATCGTCATCGGTATTCACCTTTTTATTCACGCGCCGGATATCACCCGCTGCTTCACGGCGCAGCCAGTAGTTGTTCTCGTCAACATTTCGCCCTTCGGCGGGCAAAAGGTCGCCGCGGGCAGGGTCAGGCACTGACCGCCCTTTAACAGGTTTCACAAACATGAGGATCCTCAGGAAGGAAGGGTTATTTCGGTGTGATGTTCGATATCGCCGTCAGGCCCGTTACCGGGATCGAGATAATCAACATCAATCGCCAGCGTTCGCAGTTCATCCAGACTGTTCAGGTCATCCTGCTGGCGGGTATCGTCTTCGGTCAGCTCGCTGATGACCGAAAAATCGAACTGATAAATCAGCTCATGACGATTCAGATCCAGCAGCGTGCCGCCGTCATAGGTAATCGGGTTACCGCACGCTTCCGGGTTCCAGCCCAGCAGAGCCTTAAAGAGCATCTGCCGGACATCGTCCACCACATCATACGAGGCAAACTGACCGCGCTCATCACGCCCGTTACTCAGTATGACAACCACGGAGAAGCCCTCTTTCAGCTCCTGCCAGTAGTCGGTCTGGCTTTTGTTTTCTCCCGGAGAGTCATCACCCGGTACCACATACGCCGCCGGGAGTCTCAGCTTTCCGACCTCCGGCAGATTTTTGAACTGTGCCGCGCCTGCCACCCGGTTTTCAAAATACGGGCAGCGGGCACGCAGCGCAGCAATAACAGGCGTCAGTTTCATCTGTGTCGTCGCTCCGGCTTCAGTGATTTACGCAATTCCCGCGCCAGAAAATAGCGTGTCCAGCTGCGGTTCTTTTCAAGCGTTTCCACCATAAAGTTATTACGTGGAGCCAGTCGCCAGCCGCTGCCACCGGATGCACCACGATGATGGCTGCGACGACGCTTTGCCCCTCGCCTCACGCCATAGAACAAAAAAGCCGGATAAAAATCACCGTTGATACGGCGGTTTCCCTCTCCATTACGCTGGTTAGGGGCTATACGTGCCATAAAACCAGGGCGATGTTTACTGGCTCTGGGTACCATGTAACCAATCGAACGAGCCAGGCGTCCGGTCTGATAACCGGGGTTTTCACCCGGTGCCGACCGTGCACGGCGCATCACCAGCCGACGGGCATCACGCATATGACGCTGACCAATCGTGACAAACGCCCGCCTGACACGGGCGCGGTTAAAGCGCATCTCCGCGGGCTGCTGAAAATCAACGTGCAAAAAGGAAGTCGTCATTGTTGCCTCCGTGACTCTGCCTACATTCGCCCAGCTCCGTACACTCCAGCAGCAGAAAGCGCCGCACCCCGTTCAGATCGCGCTGACGTTTCACCCGGTACACACTGTCACCGCAGACCACCTCATAATCAGCGGTGATCCCCCGGCGGTAACGAATGGTGATGTAATGGGTGATGGCGTCCCCGGTCTGCGCGGTTTCCTGCCAGGTGGTGGCACTGGTCTGGATAACCTTCGCCCATGTCCGGAACGTAACCGGGTATTGAGGCTCCACGCCAAAGTTATCCGCGGGCATATCCACCCGCTGGCGGATCAGGACGCGTTTATTCAGTTCGCCGGGGTCCGGCAGGATGTAGGTTGCGCTGGTCTGCGCCTGACGAATTTTCATTGCGGAAAGTACCTGTACGGGCTGACAAGCCAGCCAAAACTCTGCGGCATGTCGAGTTTCTCCACTTCCGTAACCGACGAGCGGTTTTCGTAAAAATGGCTGATAAGCATCAGCATCCCCAGACGAATATCATCCGGCAGGTGTAGTCCGTCCGGATCGCTGTCCGGAATGGTTTCATCCGGTGCATAGAGCTTCCGGTTCAGATACGTTTCCGTCCGCTTTTGCGCCGCACAGGCCAGCAGTTGCAGATGGCGGTCATCAGCATCGAAATCCTCATCCAGCCGGAGTTGGGCTTTAATCTCTTCCATTGTCAGAAGCATACTCAGCCCTCTTTACTGGTCGTGGCTTTTTTCTCTTTTGTCGCTTTACTGCTTTTTGCACTGGTTCCGCGCTCTGCTAACCCGGCCTGAAGTGCAATCTCCTGCACCCGGGCAGGAAGCGCCCCGTCGTCATACTCACCGGCCCGAATGACCTCAACACGCATACCGTCCGGTGACCATTTCAGATCTTGTTTCAGGATCATGATTCTTCACCCGTCAGAACAGGGGGCGCGGTTCCGCGCCCCTGAGTGATTACGCCGCTGCAATCTTCAGCAGTTTGATGGCCTGCGAATCGACCAGCATCCCGCCGGTGCGCTTGGTGGTATAAAAACCGACAAACGGTTTATTGGTGTACGGGTCACGCAGAATGCGGGTGCCGATACGGTCAACGATGGTGTAACCCCGTTTGAAGTTACCAAATGCAATGGCTTTCGCATCAGCGGCGATATCCGGCATCTGTTCGTTTTCAGCGATACCGTAACCCGCCAGAGAGGACGGCTGCCCCAGTTCCAGCCCCGGACGCCACAGATAGTTACCCTCGCTGTCTTTAAGCAGACGGATGGCAAACAGGCTGTTGTTGTTCATCATGAACTTCGCGCCAGTGCGGTGTGCCTTACGCAGCGTGTAAATCAGTTTGATAATGGCGTCTGCGGTCACCGCCGTCGCTTCGCCGGATACAATATGCTGAAGTTTGCCGAACGCCCGGACCTTATCGGTTTCATCGGTGGATTCATACGCCAGGAACCCTTTTGGCTTCTTGGTGCCATCGCCGGAGGTAAAGGCAATTTCTTCCTGTTCGGCAAATTCGGTTGCCAGCTCGCTGTTGATCCAGGCCTCCACGTTGAAAAAGGCATCGTCCAGCATTTTCTGGGTGGCCTGCGGGTTACCGTAGATTTCCCCCATGAGAGGTTCAATCAGCTCCAGTCTGGAGGTGGCAGTCTGGGATCGCGTATCCGTTTCCCCCACCCATCCGGAAGCCGTACCGCCCAGATTCACCAGTTTTTTGTAGTCGGAACCGCCAACGGTGATCACCGTGGCTTCCTGACGCATCACCACTTCATCTTTCAGCAGGTTGAGAATGTTGCGATCCAGTGCTTCCGGCACGGCGTAGCCACCGTCTTCATCGGTGCCCACCTGCAATGCCTTACGCTCCAGATCGCGCAGACCGTCTTCACGGCCTTTACGCAGAAAACCCACAAACGCCTCTTTATGCTCGGTGGCCAGTTTATTTTGCGCACCACCTGCCGGACGTTTCAGCTCAAGCAGCTCTTTTTCAAGGTCGCTTTTGAGATTTTCCAGCTCGCTGAGTTTTCCGTTCAGGGTTTCCACCTGCCCGGCAAGTTTGCCTTTTTCCTGCTCAATCGCCTCCACGCGCTTGTCGTTCTTTGCTTTGAAGTCGTCAAACTTCTGCTGCAGCTCCTGCGCGACCTGTTCGACATCTTTAATATCTACCGCCATCGTATTTCTCCTGATTAGAAGTTCAGATTTTTCAGTGCATTCAGTGCAGAGCTCACATCCTCAGCGTCGCGCAGGGACAGTGCGCCATAGCCCCCGGCCATGAATGCTTTGGCCTGGGTACGGGAGAGTCCGACATCACGCAGGACTCTTTCGATTTTTTTCTGTTCGGGGATTTCCCCGCGGGCCAGCGCGTTCTTGACGTCGCTGATCCGCGCCTCGTCGTTAGACGGGAACGTCACCAGGCTGACTTCCCAGAGGTCGATTTCTTTCAGCAGAAAGGCTTCTTTGCTCCGGTCGTATTCCCAGTCTTTCAGGACATACCCAATAGAAAGGCCGGTTAACGAACCGGCCTTCATGTGTGCATGTGCGCGTTTTGCCAGGGGATCATCATCAATGAGCAACCGCCCCCTGACGTAAAGCCCGACATCGTCTTCCTTCATTTCGGTGTAAACACCGATGGGCTCATCCATGCGGTGCTGCCAGAGCAGCGCAGGTAACGCTTTTCTGTCACTCCACGCCCGCAGGGAAGCAGCAAATGCCCCGGACATCACCACATCATCGTGGCTGTCCTTTACACCAAAGACGGAGCCATACCCTTCAAACTCCCCGGAGTCACTGACAGATTTCAGACTCAGCGGTACATCAAGACGTTGTTTCGTCTGCATTGGCGTTATCCTTCTGCTTACCGGCTTTACTGCCATCGGAGGGTTTCGTGGTCATGTTCATCGGTGTGAGATAGACATCACCACCGGGACGCGGATTCATATCTTCCAGGTCGCGGCAGTCATTGGGAGAGTAAATTCCCCAGTTGATCCCGGTGGCGTAGGCTTCAAAACGGGACTTCATATCCCCGCGCAGTAACGCCCCGGCGTTAAATTTGGCGTAATAAACGCCCTGCTTACTTTTTCGTACCAGTCCGGTGTTGATCCGCTGTTCGATGCGGGTCAGATACGGCACCAGTGAATAGTTGATAAATCCCAGCCCCAGCTCTTCGATATTGTTGAAGGTGGCGCGATCGGTGTTCTGCACCATGTGCAACGGCACCCGGAACAGACGACAGATTTCTTCAAGCTGAAACTTGCGGGTTTCCAGGAACTGGCTGTCCTCGGCGTTCAGCGCCATCGACTTCCAGTCCAGCCCCATCTCAAGGATCATCGGGCGGTGAGCATTGCCAAGCCCGGTGTGACGCTCCTCAAAATCTTTCTTCAGGCGCTCATAAGCCTGATCTGACAGCGTCTGCTCTGTACGCAACACACCCGACGTCACCGCGCCATTGCTGAACAGTCTGGCCCCGTGCTCTTCGGTCGCTGCCGCCAGCGATATTGCCTCGCGGGCATAGGCGATGGGATTCAGCCCCACCAGTCCGTCCAGCGTCAGCGTGCGCACATGCCAGATATCCTCCTGGCTCAGTACATCCGTGGAGCCATCCGGGAATGTGACCTGATAGACCGGCTCCCAGCTACTGTTAAGCTTCGGTACCACACAGCTGGGATCGACGGGCAGCAGTTCAGCCACTTCGCCAAATGCTTTCACTTTGTAGGCGTAAAAGTTTCCCCGCAGGCACAGACAGGTGACCACCAGCTCCCAGAACTCCTGCGGCGTCATATAGCCATTGGGATGCGTGGAGATCAGCTTATGCAGACGTTCGCCAGTGGCTCTCTGCTTCAGGCTGCCGTTCAGGTGATACAGGTTGCAGGGCAACATCCCGACCGACTCCGCCAGCACCCTGACACAGGAAAAAACCGCCGTCAGTCGCATGGCCCGCTGGCTGCTGATCTGCTTTCCGGTATAGGTGTCGTAGGACAACCCGATAGCATCCGCCAGCTCTGCTGGCGTGGTCACCGGTGCGTCACTTTTTCGTTGAAATAATCCCGAAAAGAACACTATTTACCTCCGCCGACAGACGACTGTGTACGGTCGAGATATCGCGCCACCAGCCACGACCAGAACAGGCACAACGCCCCGGCAACAACAAACCCCGCCGGGGGATAAATCAGCCAGGCACCATACGCCAGCAAAAGCGCCCCCAGCACGCCCACCAGAGGCGCGAGAATCAGCATGATCATAATTACCTCAGTTAAAGCGAGCGGATCCCATAGGACTCAATGTGGTCAGACAGCGTGTCTTCTTTCTCGTACAGCATGGCTCTGCCAACCGCCATAATCAGCGCAACTGCACCATCGATTTTGTTTTCCGCCTGCTCTTTGACGGGCTTCACCACATCATCGTTACCCGGAATGGTTTTGCCGACCACGTTGCCGATACACCAGGTCATGATGGGATTGCCATCATGATGAAAGCGCCCCGATTCAATTGCCGCTTCCAGCTCTTTCATCGGGTCGGACATGTTGGTGTAGTTCTGAATGATAGTGATGGGGTTCAGGTCTTCATCAGCAAGGTCATGTGACAACCCGGTCGCCCCGAAGGGGTCGATGGGTGACTCACTGACCGGGCTGATTTTGTTCGCCGCTTTGGCCTCCTCGAGGATGTAGCGATAATCCACCTCCGCACCATCGGTAACGGTCAGAACGCCCATTTCCACCCATTTCTGAAAGCGTTCGGCTGTCCGGCGATCTTCATTTTTCTCGACGCTGTACACCGTGTCATACGGTACCCAGAAACGCGGGGCCACACTGTAGTAATGCGTTTTACCGTCAATCTCGCGGGTATAAAGTCGCGCCATGCTGTTCATATCCAGCTTACGCGCCAGGTCAAAGGCCAGAATGCACGGCTGCCCCTCGAACTGCTCAAGGGTCAGTGATTTATCCTCGCAGCTCTGCCAGCTCACCAGGTTGAAATACGCCGAACGCGCCGACACCCAGATATTGAGGTGTTTTGTTTTAAAGACGTTTGCCAGACGGGCGTTATTTTTCGCACGCTGCTGCTGACTTAACAAAAATTCGCGATAAACCGACACGCCAATATTTGGATTGGCTTTTTCCAGCACCTGCGGGTCGGTCCAGTCGTCACCTTCATCAACGGTATAGATGATCCCGAACAGTTCATCGTTGGGTACCGAACCGTTGAGCATCTCGATGACTTCCCGCCGTTTGTCGTAGCACGGCCCCTCAATGTTGTACCCGGCGGTAGTGATAGCCCACATCAGTGGTTGACGTCGCGCCCCCATCCCGGTAAGCATCGTGGTGTAAAGCGCATCTGTGGCGTGCTCGTGATATTCATCCACCACCGCACAGTGGGGTGATGAACCATCACCGGGGTTGCCGATCAGCGGTTCAAACCGCGCGCCATCCTCCGGACGGTTCATGTTTGAGGCGTTAACCTCAATCCCGAACGCTTCCGTCAGCATGGGTGTGCGTTTACACATCAGTCGCGCCGGGCGAAAGACTTCCCACGCCTGTTTCTCTGTCGTGGCACCGGAATACACTTCCGCGCCAAACTCGTTATCACAGGCAAAACAATACAGGGCGACACCGGCAGAGATTGCCGATTTGCCGTTCTTACGGGGGATTTCGGTATACACCTCACGGAAGCGGCGCAGCCGGGAGCCTTTATTGACCCAGCCAAACGCGCAGCAGATCACAAAGAGCTGCCACGGCTCCAGCGTGATGGGCATCCTCTTAAATGCCCACTCACCCTTGGTGTGCGGCAACAGCTGAATAAATTTCGCGGCCCGTTCAGCCAGGTCCTTGTCGAAGCGGTAACGAAACGACTTACTTTTTTCCTCCATCAGGTCATCAAGATGGCGCTGGCAGGCCTGAATCACAAACTGGCAGGCCACAATCTTTCCGCGCACGACATCCCGGGCATACTGATTGGCAGCATTTACGTTGGGGTAAGATTTCCGGCTCATGATTCGATGATTTTCAGAAACGGGTTAGTGGTTTTCTTCTGCCCCGCCAGGCCAATCAGACGCTGACGGCTGCTGGGGTCGAGTCCGAGCATTGCCCCCGTGCTGCTCATCTCGGACTCCTGTTCTTTTTTGGCGGTCAGCTCCGGATTTTTGACCATGCCGCCCATTGCACCGGTGATGGTGTTGCCCTGTCTGGCAATATTTTTCACGGCACGTCGCCAGAACTCATAGGCCACGCACCACCGCTCAAGCACCGCGAGGTCAGTCACGCACAGCAGGCCCTGACCGCAGAGTTCTTTGGTTGTCAGTTGCCACATGATCGTGGCGAGAGGGAGATCTTCTTCAGCGAACCACTCCGGTGGCTCAACACCTTTGATGGGCGTAAAAACAGGTTCATCTTTGTTCAGGGCTCGCTTGCCGGGGTTTCCGGCCAGCGCCTTGCGCGCCGTTGGCTTGGGGCGACGCCCGGAACGCCCCGCCGTTCCAGCCATATGCGGCACTCCTGGTTAAATTTCATTTTTCGCGGGTATAAAAAAACGATGGGGCGGGCAGTCCGGAAGACGTCAGGTCACAGGGATTTGACCCGCCCCTCCCCTCTGGCAGTGGAAACTGGTTCTTACTTCAGCCGTTCACGGGCCGTCTTCGCCTTATGACACGGCCAGCACAGACTCTGCAGATTACTGTCGGCATCAGTGCCGCCATGCGCTTTAGGAACGATGTGGTCAACGGTTTTCGCCTCACGCACCACACCAGCATGCAGACATGACTGACATAAACCTTTGTCACGCTTCAGGACGCGCTCGCGGATACCGTCCCACTTCGAACCATAACCGCGCTGATGACGGGACTGGCCCGGCTTGTATTGCTTCCAGCCTTCGCCTTTGTGGCTTTCGCAGTAGCCTGACGGGTCAGTGGTGGTATGGCGGCAGCCGCGAACACGGCAGGCTTTTGGGGTTCGTGGGGGCATTTAAATTTCTCCTTCAATCATTACTACAGGTCTACCCCATCGTAATGGCAACAAAAAACCGCCCGTGGAAAGTGGGCGGTTTAGGAGAGAATCGATTTAAATCAAATTGCCGATAAATTTCGCCTGTACAGACAGAGTCGCACCAGGAACACCAGCAATTCCACCTTCAAGGTAATAACCATCCCCAATATCTCTCACAGAGAGATCCATCACATAATCGTTAAGGCCTGCAATAACGTTTTGTGCTGAAGGGTTATGGCGGGATACATGAAGTTTCAATACCCCATCTTGTACACGCCCCTGATAGGTAAACCCAAAATCACCACCATTAACCGCATTATCCTTCACAACGACCGTGCCATTGCCAACATCATTATGACCGCTTCTGAACACAACAAAATAAATGCCGTCTTTCATGTGTATAGTCCTTCAAAAAAATCACCCAAATCAGGTGCTTTGTATCTATTGGGTCATCACATATCAAATCAAGGAACAAAATAAAGTGAACATCATTTTTTTTGCATGATGTGACCACGCTCAACTTCAATCCTTCTGATGTCAGCTTTATCGGTATTACACTGCGCCAATGCAGACAACAAGGCGGCATTCAGATCTAAGCTCGAGCCCCACGTAAAATGATCAGGTAAATCAGGCTGAGGGGTTTCAGCCGTCAGGCTGGCTGGCAGTGGTACCGTCGGAGTGTTCACGTAAACTGTCCGCATACTTCCGCAACCGCTCAGCAGCGGCAGCAGGCACAAGACGTGAAGCACAATCATCATCCGCAACGGCCATTTTGATATCTTCCTGGGTTCTTTGTGACTCCAGTGCGATCTGCTGTTTTGCATGCTGGTTAGCCTCCAGTACTGTATTGACGATTTGCAGTGATTGCAGGACGTTATTGGTAATGGCTGTTGCTGATCCAGCATTTCGTACAGCCTCATCAGCACGTTTCTTTTCGTACTGATATTTGCTGTAGTAGTGGTTGGCTGACCAGATGAAAGAACCAATGACAGTAACGAAGAAAGCAGCGATAACCAGCTTATAGCTCAACTTCATTTATCACCCCACCAGCCTCTTCAAACCGTGCAATCAGGTCACCGATTTTATGTTCATACTGACCGTAACCTGCACCAGGTAATGACGCCCAGATATTGCTGCAACGGTCGATTGCCTGACGAATATTGCCACGGTCAATCATCGGTAAAGCGCCACGCTCTTTAATCTGCTGCAGAGCTACAGCGTCCTGGCTTTCTGGAGAAAAATCTTTCAGGCCAAGCTGTTTACGGTAAGCATCCCACCAGCGTGAAAGAAGCTGGTAACGTCCGGCGGCTGTTGACTTGAGTTTCGGGTTTAGCGTGACAAGTTTGCGAGGGTGATCGGAGTAATCAGTGAAGAGTTCACCACCGACAATAACGTCATAACCGTGGTTACGTGTCGGTTGTCGTCCGTTATCCGTTCCTTCTGACCAAGCCACCATATCAAGGAAAGCTTTACGCTGGGAATTTAGTTCCTGCATAAATTACTCCTTAGAGCCACCAAATTTGTTACCGATTACTCGCATTGCAGCCCCACGAATAGCATCGACACCGATCAGCCCCACCCCACCACCAATGGCAACAGATAGTGATTTAGGCCATCCGACATACTCAAGAGCGGATGCAAAAGTCAGCGTCAGAGCGCCACAGAGTAGAATTTCGAGTGTTTTTCGCTTCCAGCCGCCACCACCGCCAAAATAGGCGATACGTAAACCAGCCATAACAATCGACATAATCACTGCGCCCAGCGGTGTGTCTCCACGCCACCAGCTCTGGACCAACTCCAGCCAGGTATTTGGGTTATGAGGCATTTGTAGTTATCTCTCACCTCGCTGATACAGCAGGTGCAAATTGAGGAAACATCATGTACCGCAAATCAGAAGCGGAAACGTCAAAGAAGCCGAACCAATGGATAACTGCGGAATAGGCAAGGACCAACGAATCCCCAGCCCCAGAAACGACAAAACCCGCTCGACGGCGGGTTTAAGCTGTGTGGCGAAGTAACCACTCTTAACAGATTACAATGATTTTTGCGTACGCGTTAGCATTTTCGTAAAATACATTACCTTGCAACCATTTCAGTATAAAAAATGAGCACAGAATTAAAACTAAAGAAAATTATGGCATCGTCTAAAATTGAGCCATTTATTAGACATATTCGTTTTCCTTTTTTTAAAAACCTTGCAGAGGGTAGCAAGATTGATTTTGAGTATCCAATTACAGCATTAGTTGGTCAAAACGGAACCAATAAAAGTTCTGTTTTAAGAGCCCTATTCGGTTCTCCAAACAACTATTCTCTGGGTAGCTTATGGTTTTCTACAGATGTAGATGAGATTAAAGATGGTGGTCGTTCTAGATTTATTTATGGATATTATGACAAAGCTACTGATTCAATTGTTGAAGTAATTAAAACTCGAATCTCTAAAGAAAATGATCCTGATTACTGGGAACCATCCAGACCATTAAAATCCGACAACATGGCTCCAATGCCTAGTACAAAAATCTCAACCAATCAACTAAGGACCAGGTGGAAAGCTATTGACAAAAATGTAATATATTTAGATTTCAGAGCAACTATCAGTGCATTTGATAAGTTCTTTTATCACTCTGATTTTCATACATACCCTAAGAAAGATTATCTTAGAAAACGCAGTCAGATGCTAAAAGACATTATAGATAACGATCTTAAAAAATATCAACCTCATAAAGGAAAAAAAGACAAGCTATTTGTTAACACTTTATTAGAAAAAAGTAAGGTAGAGGCAATCAGCAAGATTTTAGGTCGCAAATACACAAGCATCCGCCTTATTGAACATAGCTTATTCACTAATGACAAAGCTCCCACAATTATTCTTCAATCAGAAAACTTAAAATATTCTGAAGCTTTCGCAGGCAGTGGGGAATTTGCTGTATCTATATTAGTGCATAAACTAATGGATAGCCCTGATGCATCTTTAATTCTGCTAGATGAACCTGAAGTATCACTTCACCCTTCTGCTCAATGTCAATTGATGGAATTTTTATCAGAACAAGCACTTAAAAAGAAACATCAAATTGTCATATCCACACATTCATCAACAATAGTAAAAGACTTGCCTAAAAATGCCATAAAATTATTCTGTCTGAATGATAAAATAGGAAAGGTTGATGTTCTTCAAAATGTCAGTCCAGAAGAATCTTTCTTTATTCTTGGTGAACGCATTGATAAAAGAACCGTTATTGTAGAAGATCGGTTAGCGAAGAGGTTTGTAGAAAAGGCGCTTAAAGCGGGTGGTGAAGCATTATTAAACTCCTTCGAAGTAAAACATGTTCCTGGAGGAGCGGGAAGTATTCTTCAAACTTTGGCTGTGCCTTTATGTGTTGCCAATGTTAAAAACGTTATTTTCTTATTAGATGGTGACCAATCGAGAACTGATGATTATCCAACTTCTGATTCCATACCAGAAAATCAAAACACAAACCTTCAAAACATCATAAAAGAAATAACCAATCAGGATATAAAATTTAGTTGTGATGGTTCTAATGGCTCATCAAATAACAATCAAAAATACACAATGCAAAGAAATTTTATCGATTTCATCCACGATAAAATTGCTTTTCTTCCTGTTTATACTCCTGAAGCATTTCTTATTGAGAATGTTCATGGTGATTATAAAGAATATAAAGATCAAATCCCCAAAAACATTCAAGATGCTAAAGAAATCACCAAAGAACTTTGTAAGTTAGACACAGGGTTGGAGAACGTTACCAGTGACGATATCTTTGAAACACAAATCAGAATTCTTAATAAAATACCAAATAATCATGAAGTGTTAACAAAAACTCGAGAGTTGCTGCAAATCTTTTTAGATAATGATACTATCAGACCAAGAGTGAGGTAGATAATGGCTAAAAAGATACACGTTTACGATTTCTTTTCCGGCTGCGGCGGAACCAGTGTAGGCCTAAAAGCGGTGGGAATGGAAATTATTTTCGGTTTAGATATTGATCTAGATTCCGCTAACACCTTTAAAATGAATAATCCATTTGCACATTTTATCAATGGTGATATCAAAGATACACACGTTGAGGAAATTAAGCATCTGGTTTGTGCGTCAACACAAAGCAAAGCTCTAACCCTATTTTGTGGTTGTGCTCCATGTCAACCATTCTCGAAACAAAATAAAATACGGAACGAGGATGATCCGAGAAAAGATCTGCTTACTGAGTTTGCACGGTTTGTCTCTTATTATACGCCAGACTTTGTACTGGTAGAGAATGTACCAGGAATCCAAAATGTCGATATTAACAATGGAAATTTCCAGAAATTTCTTGAGGTTTTAGCACATCATCACTACAACGTTGATTTTGGTGTGATTCCTGCGTTGTGGTTCGGGGTTCCTCAAACACGTGAACGTTTTGTTTTACTGGCGTCAAAACACACGAATATTAAGCTTCCATCACAAACTCATGATGGGTTAAAAACTCCGTATGCAACTGTCAGAGACTGGATCGGCGGATTACCTCCTATTGCTGCCGGTGAAACTCATAAAGATGTTATGGATCATACAGCAGCCAAACTATCTGATCTAAATATTAAACGTATTAAAGCGACTCCTGAGGGAAAAGGTAGAGAATCTTGGCCTGAAGAACTTATACTAAAATGCCATAAAAAATATAAAGGGCATACTGATGTTTATGGACGGCTTTCTTGGGACAAACCAGCAAGTGGATTAACAACTAGATGTATAAGCTATTCGAATGGACGTTTCGGACATCCAGAGCAAGATAGGGCTATTTCTGTTAGAGAGGCTGCGTTATTACAGACTTTCCCATTAGACTATTCCTTCACAGGCTCTTTAGTCTCGAAAGCCAAACAGATAGGGAATGCAGTCCCTCCCAAGATGGCTGAAGCTCTTGGAAGGGCTATCATCGCATCACTTTAAAAGCGGAGCCCTAGAGGGCTTCGCCTAACAATAATAGAATACCTGATATAAACCCTATAGCTCCCTGAAGCTCTTTTCTAATTGCTCCATCAGAGCATTTTCTTTTCTTAGCAATGGTGCGTAATGAGATACCAATCACAAAATGAGCAATGATCAGCTCATATTCTTCTGGTTTATACTTCCGCAGGCGGGCGACACAGCCATCAATCATGATGCCTTCATCATCATCGCACTGAATCCGGGACTTTCTGCCATGAGGTAAAAGCCCCTTGAAGCCAGCGGCTACCGGTTGCCAATCCACACCACTGTTCTCTGCCGCAGCCCACGCTCCCCAACGGTCTAATACTTCATACATATCACACATCAACTTTCTCCACCAAATCAGGCTAGCACACCAATTGCCAACGCACGGTCGATAAAACGAAATATCAGCTCCAGCTGGGAGCCATACTTCTCTTCAAATGCCACGGTATCCGCATGCAGCTCGTCGTGATGCTTTCTGCACAAAGGCAACACAAAGAGGTCATGCGCTTTTGTACCCATTCCACCCTGACCGTGACCTATCAGGTGGTGGGGATCATCAGCAGGCTTTCCACAACATGCACACGGCTGCGTCTTAACCCAGCGCGTGTACTTTTCGTTAACCCAGCGGCGACGTTTAGGGCGTAACATAAAAGACTCCGGCGACTCCGGATCCACTTTCAGCGCCAGCACCTTTTTCGCTTTATCCTGGATGATGCTGGTGGCAGGAACCGAAGGCACAAGATCACTTTCCCGGGTGACAGACGGCACAACAGGCTTCGGTAATCTCAGTGCCTTACGGGCTGCACTTTCCGGTAAGGCATCCGCCAGATCATTACGAATCAGCCACCAGCACAGTTCCGGCATTGTCACAACGTGACTGTCATCAAAACCGAGATCCAGACGCACAACAGACAACACCCAGCGGGCACAGTTATCCGTTGCCATTGATTCCAGCCGTTCCGTGAACTGATCGCGCAACTGGTTATCGCAGTGCCAGCACAGACGGATTGCGCCCGGCGCGTGTCGCATTGTTGTCATGTTCTCGCTGTGCCAGTCGGAATGAGGCCACTGGCAGCCTTTTTCACGAAGTAACCAGCTTTCAAGACATTCCACGCCACCAGCACGACGGATCACTGCCTCATTGCGGAACACGGCCCGAACGGCAGGATCATCCGCCAGCGGTTGTGATGCCGCCGGAACGGCACCACTGGCGAAAGATGAATAACGTTCCGGCTCAGGCTCCAGCAGGACATGCCCCTGCATAAACAGGGGCATCAGCTCTGAACCTGGTCTGAACAATACGATCCCCATACGCGGGGCAATTTCAGGGGTCAGTAGTGCTCTCACGGTCACCTCAATGAACGGTATCGAGCAGCTTTAACAGCTCAGGGAATCGGGATTCGAAGAAATGCGGCTGCGTCTCGCGCGGATTTGCGGGACTGGTGATGTTCTTGCCGAACATGCAGCCTTTCGCCGTTAGCGACCAGAATTTTTTGATGTTGTTAATCGCGGTACGGCTGTATCGTTCGCGCTGCTCGACGATCCCCAGCTTCACCATCTGGTGATATGCCTGATTAGCTGTCAGGCGGATACCATACTGCTTCAGCAGTGCACTCAGTGACAGCGTGGGGCGGCTTGAGCCATCAGGCGCGTCAGCAGGAGCATCAATGGCATAGCGCGGTGCCAGATTCGGTAAGCCAACAGCCTCCTGGAGTTTCTGACAGGCACCAAGCACTGAAGAGTTAGACAGGTTTAACTCCCTGCGCATAAAGTCCAGCAGAATCACTCCAGCCTGCATCTTGTCAGCAGCCTGCCCGGATAATTTTTCCGGTGCGCTGGTTACCATATCGAAAGTACGGATCACTTTCAGATGGAATGACGGGCTGATCCACATTGCATAGGCATACACCAGTTCCTTACAGACATATGTTCCGCCATTCCGCCCTTCTATTTTACTGACAGGTTTACTACCCAAATTTTGGGTAGTTTCATTGAATGAACCGACACCCAGATTTTGGGTATCGATCAATTCCTGAACCAGCTCAGTAATCTGTTGGCTGGAAAGAAACTTTCCCGGCTCCTTGGTTCTGGCATTTGCACCAGATGCTACTGCTGCGCGATGCAGATCGTTCAGGCTATAACGTCCATAAGCATCACGACGAACTTCAATACCATCAATGACCATCAGATTATTCATACTTCGTTTCTCCTCTTAATCAGGCGGCTGCACCCGCCGTTTTCTCGTACTTACTGATAGTGATCTCGACCTTCCCTTCCGGGATAACCGGTCCCCACTCCACCAGCATTCTTTTCACCTGACTGTCGTCTTCCCACACACCCGCGTGGGTCAGGGCGTCAAACAGCGCCTTGTTATAGTTGTCCAGATCGCGGATCCGGTTATCCGGAGGAAACAACACGATCTCCACTGAAGCAGGTGCCGACGTTGGTTTTGGCAGACGACGTAACTGCTCAACTATTGCTGCGCACGCCGCGCTCTGGAATTTGCGCCCCGCCGCGCTTATCAGGCTCTTACCTGCAAACGCCCCTTTGTTGGGGTGTCGCCAGTACGTGTTCACGCTGGGCGGGAAAGGCAAGATCAGCTTCATACTTTCAGGCCCCTCTCATGTAACCAGTGGGCTGCACGCTGCCTGGCGTTTTCCTCACCGGCAAGCAGTGAGCGGATAATCCCGACCGCCTCGCTGTCGTCGTCCTTCACCGCGGTATGAAGCGTTATCCCCCGGGCCACGCCACGCTTTATCGTGATGACGCCTTTTTTCTCCAGTGCGCGAAGATGCTCCACCGCTGCATTCACTGAACGGTATCCCAGCATGGTTGCCACCTCCTGATTAGTTGGCGGGAAGCCACGTTCTTGCTGGTAAGAAATCAGCATATCCAGCACCTGCTGCTGGCATTGAGTTAACGTCGTCATGCCGCCATCTCCCTGACCAGTTTTTCCGCCTGCTGGCGAACCTGCACCAGAAACGCCTCACCACATGCCTCAAGTTCATCGCGCCCGATGTAGCTGATTGCCGGTCCCTTCCAGGTCTTGTCGAAAACAGCAATAGCACCAGCGAAGAAAGCGCCTGTCGGCACCTGCTTCTCATCTTTCGGGATAAACCAGGCAGGCAGTTCAAAACCAATACGCCCGCGAATAAAAGCAATATGGTCCGCATCTTCCGGCCACCACACTTCGCTGGTGGCAGCTTTGATCAGGAAAACATAGCGCCCACCCTTATCACGCATGGCACTGGCATGTTTCATGATGTAACGCATGCCGGTGATGTATTGCCCCTCATGCTGACTGGCGCGGCTGTATGGGGGATTACCAAAGGCAGCACCTTTAAGCTCCACAAGACGTTCTGACCAGTCATGCGCCAGCGCGTTGTCTTCCGCCGTGTAATACGCAGCACATTTGGCGTTATCACCATCAGTGAACAGATCCAGAACAAACGGGCCAAACAGGGTGTTAATTCCCCAGAAAATGTTGTCCGGCGTGCGCCACTGATCGCCCACTTCCTTCAGTTCATGGGCTGGTTTGTTCCGCAGTTCCACCAGCGCCTGGCAATATTTATTACTCATTAAGCCCCCACGTAATTCCCTGACAGATACCACTCTTCACCCGATGCAGCCCGCTTACTGCTTTTCCGTAAACACCGTTCACGACGCGCCAGAAAATTGTTTCGTTCTGGCTGGGAGTGGCTTTCACGGAATGCCGCCATCCACACCGTTGCAGCACGACGGTATAAGCCCCTGGACTCCAGTTCTTCCGCCTGGCGGGTCAGGCACAAAATCACCCGCGGGTCGTTAGTGCCGACATAGAAATTGCGCACAGGTCTGGTTTCACGAACTGGTTGTGGTTCCGGATCCTGCGCTCTCTCAGTCAGGCGCGGGAAATGTCTGTGTGTATCTCCTTCACAACGGTGAGCCACACGCCCACTCTGACGTAACTTGCTTGCTGACTGCAGAACGCGCTGCCGTGAGTAACCTGCAAAAGCATCCGCAATGTCTCCGGAAGTACAGCCCGGATGGGCTTCAATGAATTTCTGAACGTCATTCAAAAGACTCATGCTCACCCCCTGAATCCTGCCGGGATTTGGCTGTAGTCCACGTTGTCGTAACTGGCTTTGAAGTACGGGTCTTCGCGTTTTTCGGTGTACGTGCTGACGGACGGCGATAAGCGCAGGGAAAGCTCATCCCATTTTTCCCGCAGCTTCGACGGGCTGAGCACGTTACGGCACCAGAACGGATCGCGGCTGACGCGGCTGTACATCTCGCAGATTTGTTTGTGAGTACGACCATCCTGCACACACATCAGGCGAATTTCGTTTGCCCAGGCTGTCCAGTTCGGTTCTTTAGGACGAACCACCTCGCCGTCACATTCGGCGGCCTGCTCGTACAGGGCGATGATTTTTTTCCAGAGCCACTGTGCGCAGGTCAAATCATCCTGCGTCCCCCACTGGCGCTTTTTAGGGCTGAATACAACCGCATCAGGATGGCGAGTTAAAAAATCCTGTTCATCCGTCTGCGTGTCCGGTTGCGAAGCGTCCGGACGAGAAGTTTTTTTATCTGACGGATCATGTTTTGATTTTACTGACGGATCCCCGCCAGATTCTGACGGGTGAAAACCCGCTTTTTTGCCAGATTTCGACGCATCAAATTTTGACGGGTCAGATTTTGATGCGTCAGATTTTGACGTGTCAGAATCTGACAGTTGAGAAAATGCCGCTGCCTGAAGCTTCGCAACGTTAAGCTGATAAACATTCGATGCATTGCGGTTACCCTGGCGACGCGCCTTACGCGTTAACCAGCCTTCTGCTTCCAGCCGTGCGATAGCCGTTCTGACGGTACTCATCCCCGCGCCAATCTGGCGGGCAATGGTTTCAATTGATGGCCAGCACACACCTTCGTCATTACTGAAATCAGCCAGGCGGGCCATAATTGCCACGCTGGATAATTTCATGCCTGACGCTGCGCAACCATCCCATACATAGCCGGTTAATTTAGTGCTCATGACCGACCTCTATTTCCCTGAATTTACGACGAAACTGTTCGAGCGGACTGAAGCACTCATGCTCATAGCCTTCGCGGAGGTAGATAACCCGTTGTGTTTCCGGCTCCCAACGAATGACTCTGACGGGCACTCCGTAGTGATCTTTGAACCAGCGGTTAACTTGTCGCAAAGGACTGTCTCCTTCTGCCGGTTGAAATCACCCACAGCCCACTCTGCAAAGCTGTGGGTTACAATTTCCCTGTCACCTGGTACATTTACTGCATAGCAATACTCCACCTTCGCTTTTCCACCCGGTACAGGAAGCGCAATCAGTTGCGAGCGACGGTAGTGTGTTGTTAAACTGTTCATGCGTTAGTTTCTCCACAACCAGAAGCAATCGACGCCACGACGCCCGGAGCTGCACACTCGCGGGCGTCATTACTTTCTGAAATGCAAAAAATTTTGTAGACAAGTGCTGCATGCTCCTGCAGCTTCGAAATTGAGAGATACAGCTCGTCGTTAATTGCTGTCTTCTCATGCGGTTCCACTACACCGTCTTCGATTGCTGAACGAATCTGTTTTGAATAACTGCCGATCTGTTCAATGACTTCCAGCAGACGCTGGTTAATATCGGCGTTGTCCACATCCTCGACGTCAGGAAGAGACACAAAGACGCCATTAGCAGACTGCGCCACAGCATCAGCAATGAAGTGAGTTCCACCAGCACGTTGCAAAATCATTGCCCATCCCAGCGGGAAAATCTGATCGCCATCAGCACGAAGGCGGTTAAATAATGCGTTCTCTGTTACATCCAGCCAGTCAGCTGCTTCAGCGTAACCACCCGGCAACTTTGCGATAGTTTTTCTGACAGCTTTCACGTACCACTCAGGCTGTTTTTCTACTTTCCAGTGATGCTTACCCACGGTTAGCCTCATCGTTCTGTGGTTTCTGTTAATCGATTTATCCATTAGATTTTTCATAAAGCTCAGGTTTAAATGGCAACCGTCCGCAAGTTCTATATGCAGCTTCTGCTGCACGTCCTTTTGGAATTAACTGGCCCGGACGGTTTCGCCACTGATAAACGGCTTCAGTTGTTATGCCGAAAAAAGCAGCAACTTTCTCAATACTGCCGAAGTAGCTTTCGATATCGTCAGTTGTCATACGCCCTCCAAACTAAGTTTTATTAGATGCTAATTACAAATCTATCTTTGGTCAATAAAAACTAAGATTACTTAGCAATTCAAGAAATGGTGCTCCTATGGAAACGGTTGGTCAGCGTATAAAAGCTCTGAGAAGAGTTACCAGAACGTCCCAGAAAGAATTGGGTAAATTTTGTGGAGTAAGCGACGTTGCTGTGGGGTACTGGGAGAAAGACATCAATACCCCTGGTGGGGAGGCACTTTCGAAATTAGCGAAGTTCTTCAATACGTCAATAGATTACATTCTTTATGGTGCTGAGTTTGAAGGCAAACTCGTCACAAACATGCGCAGAGTTCCTGTAATATCGTGGGTTCAGGCTGGGCAGTTTACTGAGTGCAGGGCAGCAGAAGTGTTTAGTGAAGTGGACAAGTGGGTAGATACATCATTAAAGATTGGTGATAACTCATTTGCATTAGAGGTTAAAGGTGACTCCATGACTAACCCTAATGGCCTCCCAACAATACCAGAAGGCGCAACAGTGATTGTAGATCCAGATGCAGAACCTCGTCATGGAAAAATAGTCATCGCTCGACTTGATGGAACAAACGAAGCTACAGTAAAAAAATTAGTCATCGATGGCCCTCAAAAGTTTTTAGTGCCATTAAATCCTCGGTATCCCAACATCCCTATCAATGGTAATTGCCTTATCATTGGTGTAGTCAAAGGAGTTCAATACGAACTCTAAGACCTCTCTTCTCTAACTAAGGCACCGAACTAAGAAAAGTTTGGTGTTTTCTCTTGCCATAATAACTAAGTTAAGTTAGATTTTATGTCAAAGATAACGAACAGGCAGGACGCCCACGAAGTAGCCGCCGGTGGCGTATGGATGACCGGATGATTCGTTAAATACTATGTGTAAGAGAGCGCAAATGAACCGTTATTTCACATGCTCGTTTTGTGGCGCAAACGAGCTGCAGGCAAAAAAAATCATCGCCAAAGGCGGAAAAGATGAAGTTGCTATCTGCTCTGAGTGCGTAGTCTTGTGTGTCGGAGCATTAATCAATATCAGCACAACTATTCAGTTCACACCAAATGAGAATGCACCTTTAGATGCGCGGAAATCTGGAGGTTAAAGAACAAAATGAAAGTCCAGATTTTAAACAATAGTGGTGAAGTCGTTTGGTCATACGACATAGCCGCTCCTGTAGATCAGAGCGGCGATAGCTGGACCAATGGGAAACATCAGGCTATGGCTGGAGTTGTATTCTCTTTACGCCGTGCTTTGGAACAGGCTGAAGTATTTCCATCAGACCCTGAATGGAAATGGCCTTTTTCTATTTGTCCAAATTCGGAGAGCACATTTCAGAAAATTGGTCAGAAAGTCGCACTCGAAGAGCATCAGCCAACTGTTTCCTGATTATTTCAGGTAACTCGTCGGCATCGCAGAAACAACAACTCTCGATCATGTTGAAAGCCGATTCGTAGAACTGTTTCTGCTGAGTGTCGCTGAGACAGGAAAAGAGCGACGTTACGATGATTTTATTAATTGCATTATCAAGTTCTTTTTCATCAAAAGTCATTTGATTTTCCTTTTATGTATACGGGCTTAAAAGGATACCACCGAGCCTGAAGTGGTGAAAAGACAGGCACATAACAGCTAAGTATTTTCAACCAAAGAGAATCCTTGGCGTTGTGGTGAATGCGGCTCAGCGCACGCGGGTTAAGGTTGAGGCTGACAGTCGACCTTCTGTGGATACCCACCCGTCTGGTGTGCAACCTTCGCCAGGCACCGGGAGGCACCAGGCACCACAACTTTATGCTGTGTGTAGTCCTGGCGGTACCAGTTTGTACCCTTGCTTCCGGCTGGTACCGTCCTTTTTACAAAACAGAGAAGAGCATCACCGGACGACGGGCTCATAACCCAATCCATCCGGGCGGCTGCCACCGCAGGTGTTCTTCTCTGTTTTGTGGAGAAACCAACCGACCTTGCAGGGTCGATATGATGAGGAGCAGCAAAATGGCTAGCGAACGCAGTACTGATGTGCAGGCATTTATCGGGGAGCTGGACGGCGGCGTATTTGAAACCAAAATCGGCGCAGTTCTCAGTGAAGTCGCTTCCGGTGTGATGAACACGAAAACCAAAGGTAAGGTCTCACTCAACCTGGAAATCGAACCATTTGATGAGAACCGTGTGAAAATCAAACACAAACTCTCATATGTTCGCCCGACTAACCGCGGGAAAATTTCCGAAGAAGACACCACCGAAACGCCGATGTATGTCAATCGCGGTGGTCGCCTGACTATTCTGCAGGAAGACCAGGGACAATTACTGACTCTTGCCGGTGAGCCTGACGGAAAATTACGCGCAGCAGGTCATTAATATCGTTCTTAATTAACTGATTATTTATCTCATCACTGAATATCTTTATATAGTGAGGACTTATTATGTCTCAGAACTTAGACGCAACCGCAATTAATCAAATCCATGCCCTTATTTCTGCTCAGGGTGTTAATGAAATTATCAGTAAGATTGGTGCCGATGCTGTGGCATTGCCTGAGAATTTCCGCATTCATGATCTGGAAAAATTTAATTTAAATCGCTTCCGTTTCCGTGGTGCGCTTTCCACTGCCAGCATCGATGACTTTACCCGTTATTCTAAAGATCTTGCAGATGAAGGCACCCGCTGCTTTATCGATGCTGATAATATGCGTGCCGTCAGTGTACTTAACCTGGGTACTATTGATGAACCAGGTCACGCAGATAACACCGCCACTCTCAAACTGAAAAAGACAGCACCGTTCTCTGCCCTGTTGTCTGTTAACGGTGAGCGTAACTACCAGAAGTCACTGGCAGAATGGCTCGAAGACTGGGCCGACTACCTTGTGGGCTTTGATGCTAATGGTGATGCTATTCAGGCAACAAAAGCGGCTGCGGCAGTCCGTAAAATCACGATTGAAGCAAACCAGACCGCTGATTTTGAAGACAATGACTTCAGCGGCAAACGCTCCCTGATGGAGTCTGTCGAAGCGAAGACCAAAGATATTATGCCTGTGGCATTTGAATTTAAATGCGTTCCGTTTGAAGGCCTGAAAGAACGTCCGTTTAAATTACGCCTCAGCATTATCACTGGCGATCGTCCTGTACTGGTTCTGCGCATTATTCAGCTGGAAGCAGTGCAGGAAGAAATGGCTAACGAATTTCGTGATCTGCTTGTTGAGAAATTCAAGGACAGCAAAGTAGAAACCTTTATTGGTACTTTCACCGCCTGATTTCATTACTGCAAATGCCCCTGCGGGGGCATTTATGGAAACGTAATTGACTCAATAATCGCCGGATGGTGAGGGCTTCCTTTTACCAGAACTCAGCGCGGTGCAGCGCATATACGTGGAGAACAAAATGTCATTTATTAAAACTTTTTCCGGGAAGCATTTTTATTATGACAGGATAAATAAAGACGACATCGTTATTAACGATATCGCGGTTTCTCTTTCAAATATCTGTCGCTTTGCAGGACATCTTTCACATTTCTACAGCGTTGCCCAACATGCGGTGCTTTGCAGCCAACTGGTACCGCAGGAATTTGCTTTTGAAGCGTTAATGCATGATGCAACAGAAGCATATTGCCAGGACATCCCGGCGCCACTGAAACGCCTTCTTCCTGACTATAAACGGATGGAAGAAAAAATAGACGCCGTAATCCGTGAGAAATACGGGTTACCCCCGGTTATGAGTACCCCCGTGAAATATGCCGATCTCATCATGCTGGCAACCGAACGCCGCGATCTCGGGCTTGATGATGGCTCTTTCTGGCCTGTGCTGGAAGGTATCCCGGCAACAGAGATGTTCAACGTGATTCCACTAGCTCCAGGCCATGCCTACGGGATGTTTATGGAACGCTTTAACGAATTATCGGAGTTACGCAAATGCGCATGAATGTTTTCGAAATGGAAGGGTTTCTTCGCGGGAAATGTGTACCGCGAGATCTGAAAGTGAATGAAACGGATGCTGAATACCTGGTGCGTAAATTCGATGCGCTTGAAGCTAAATGTGCAGCACAGGAAAACAAAGTAATACCAGTGTCAACTGAACTGCCACCAGCAAATGAAAGTGTTTTGTTATTCGATGCTAACGGAGAAGGCTGGCTAATTGGCTGGCGTTCTCTCTGGTACACCAGGGGACAAAAAGAAACCGGAGAATGGCAGTGGACATTTCAGGTCGGGGACCTTGAAAACGTCAATATCACTCACTGGGCAGTAATGCCAAAAGCACCGGAGGCTGGAGCATAATGACCACTTTTACCGACAAAGAACTGATTAAAGAAATTAAAGAGCGTATCAGCAGCCTTGACGTGCGAGACGATATTGAGCGCCGTGCTTATGAAATCGCACTCCTATCTCTGGAAGTAGAACCAGATGAACGCGAAGCTTATGAATTATTCATGGAAAAGCGTTTCGGTGACTTAGTAGATCGTCGGAGAGCAAAAAACGGCGATAACGAATACATGGCATGGGATATGACTCTCGGTTGGATCATCTGGCAGCAACGAGCTGGTATCCATTTTTCAACAATGTCACAACAAGAGGTGAAATAATAGAGTCATACAGCCTCACACTCGATGAGGCCTGTTCATTGCTCAATGATATCCAGACCTACCATCGCCGCATCAATGCGGCTTTTTCTTGCGTGTAATTGCGGAGACTTTGCGATGTACTTGACACTTCAGGAGTGGAACGCTCGCCAGCGACGCCCAAGAAGCCTTGAAACAGTTCGTCGATGGGTGCGCGAATGCAGGATATTCCCTCCTCCGGTTAAGGATGGAAGAGAGTATCTGTTCCACGAATCAGCGGTAAAGGTTGACTTAAATCGACCAGTAACAGGTAGCCTTTTGAAGAGGATCAGAAATGGGAAGAAGGCGAAGTCATGAGCGCCGGGATTTACCCCCTAACCTTTATATAAGAAACAATGGATATTACTGCTACAGGGACCCAAGGACGGGTAAAGAGTTCGGATTAGGCAGAGACAGGAGGATAGCAATTACTGAAGCAATACAGGCAAACATTGAGTTATTTTCAGGACACAAACACAAGCCTCTGACAGCGAGAATCAACAGTGATAATTCTGTTACGTTACATTCATGGCTTGATCGCTACGAAAAAATCCTCGCCAGCAGAGGAATCAAGCAGAAGACACTTATAAATTACATGAGCAAAATTAAAGCAATAAGGAGGGGGCTACCTGATGTTCCACTTGAAGACATCACCACAAAAGAAATTGCAGCAATGCTCAATGGATACATAGACGAGGGCAAGGCGGCGTCAGCCAAGTTAATCAGATCAACACTGAGCGATGCATTCCGAGAGGCAATAGCTGAAGGCCATATAACAACAAACCCGGTCGCTGCCACTCGCGCAGCAAAATCAGAGGTAAGGAGATCAAGACTTACGGCTGACGAATACCTGAAAATTTATCAAGCAGCAGAATCATCACCATGTTGGCTTAGACTTGCAATGGAACTGGCTGTTGTTACCGGGCAGCGAGTTGGTGATTTATGCGAAATGAAGTGGTCTGATATCGTAGATGGATATCTTTATGTCGAGCAAAGCAAAACAGGCGTAAAAATTGCCATCCCAACAGCATTGCATGTTGATGCTCTCGGAATATCAATGAAGGAAACACTTGATAAATGCAAAGAGATTCTTGGCGGAGAAACCATAATTGCATCTACTCGTCGCGAACCGCTTTCATCCGGCACAGTATCAAGGTATTTTATGCGCGCACGAAAAGCATCAGGTCTTTCCTTCGAAGGGGATCCGCCTACCTTTCACGAGTTGCGCAGTTTGTCTGCAAGACTCTATGAGAAGCAGATAAGCGATAAGTTTGCTCAACATCTTCTCGGGCATAAGTCGGACACCATGGCATCACAGTATCGTGATGACAGAGGCAGGGAGTGGGACAAAATTGAAATCAAATAATGATTTTATTTTGACTGATAGTGACCTGTTCGTTGCAACAAATTGATAAGCAATGCTTTTTTATAATGCCAACTTAGTATAAAAAAGCAGGCTTCAACGGATTCATTTTTCTATTTCATAGCCCGGAGCAACCTGTGAACACATTTTCAGTTTCCCGTCTGGCGCTGGCATTGGCTTTTGGCGTGACGCTGACCGCCTGTAGCTCAACACCGCCCGATCAACGTCCTTCTGATCAAACCGCGCCTGGTACCTCTTCTCGCCCGATTCTGTCGGCAAAAGAAGCGCAGAATTTCGATGCTCAACACTATTTTGCATCCCTGACACCAGGTGCGGCAGCGTGGAATCCTTCCCCGATTACCCTGCCTGCGCAACCTGACTTTGTTGTCGGCCCGGCGGGTACTCAAGGTGTAACGCATACCACGATTCAGGCGGCGGTAGATGCGGCAATTATCAAGCGCACCAACAAGCGCCAGTATATTGCCGTGATGCCTGGTGAGTATCAGGGAACGGTGTATGTCCCTGCCGCTCCGGGTGGAATTACTCTGTACGGTACAGGTGAAAAACCGATTGATGTGAAGATTGGGCTTTCCCTTGATGGGGGCATGAGCCCTGCCGACTGGCGTCACGACGTCAACCCGCGCGGCAAATATATGCCAGGTAAACCAGCGTGGTATATGTACGATAGCTGCCAGAGCAAACGCAGCGACAGTATCGGTGTTCTCTGCTCTGCGGTCTTCTGGTCACAAAACAATGGCCTGCAACTGCAAAATCTGACCATCGAAAACACGCTGGGCGATAGCGTAGATGCGGGTAACCATCCGGCGGTGGCACTGCGTACTGATGGTGACAAAGTGCAGATCAATAACGTCAACATTCTCGGTCGTCAGAATACCTTCTTTGTCACCAACAGTGGTGTGCAAAACCGTCTGGAAACCAACCGTCAGCCGCGTACTCTGGTGACCAACAGTTACATTGAAGGGGATGTGGATATCGTTTCTGGTCGCGGCGCAGTGGTGTTCGATAACACCGAATTCCGCGTGGTGAACTCACGTACTCAGCAAGAAGCGTATGTGTTTGCACCGGCTACGCTGTCTAACATCTATTACGGTTTCCTCGCCGTAAACAGCCGTTTCAATGCTTCCGGTGATGGCGTGGCGCAACTGGGTCGCTCGCTGGATGTTGATGCCAATACCAACGGTCAGGTGGTGATCCGTGATAGCGCCATCAACGAAGGTTTTAACACAGCCAAACCCTGGGCTGATGCGGTGATCTCTAATCGTCCGTTTGCGGGTAACACCGGCAGCGTTGATGATAACGACGAAATACAACGCAATCTGAATGACACTAACTACAACCGCATGTGGGAATACAATAACCGCGGCGTGGGTAGCAAAGTGGTTGCAGAGGCGAAGAAGTAA